TGCCGAGAGGTTAGCCGATGGGACTGCGCTAGACCTGAATCAATCAGCTATCTGAAACGCAACGGGATGCCCAAGGCGCAAGCCGTTAAGAAATGGCAAGGCAGCATTGAGGACGGGATAGCCCACCTACGCGGGTATAAGCAGATAGTGATACACCCCTGCTGCACCAACATGCGGAAAGAGGCCAGGCTGTACAGCTACAAGGTAGACCGCTTGAGCGGTGACGTGACCAGCAAGATAGTTGACGACCACAATCACGGCTGGGATGCTGTCCGCTATAGCCTGTCCCCGATGATAAAAACAGTGGCTACACCCCGTGTGCGTAGCTTGTAGCCTATGTGGTAGAATGGCGCAAGCATATTAACCACTCAGGGTCTAGTCAATGTGGCCGTTTAGCAAGAAAGAGAGCAAAACCGGACCGGTCATATTCACAGGCCGTAATGAGGTAAAGTGGAGTAAGCGCAACTTCAAGGCGTTTGCCGACGAAGCCTACAGCAAGAACGTAGTAGCATTTCAGGCGATCCACAAGACCGCGCAGGCAGTAGCCACTATCCCCTGGTACGCCAAACGACCGAATGGTGACATTCTCACAGAGTCGCCATTTCTCAGACTGATTGAAAACCCCAACAGGATGCAAAGCCGCTATGAGTTTTTACAGGCTCTGGTAGGGTTTTATCGCATTGCAGGCAACGGGTACATCGAAAGGACTATCGTGCAGGGTGCGCCAAGGGAACTGTACGCCCTTCGCCCTGACCGCATGAAGATCAAGCCAAGCTCAACGGGAATACCGTCTGGCTACGTCTACACGGTGGGACAGAAAGAGGTAAGCTGGGACAGCGACCCGATAACGGGCAAGTCTGACATTAGGCACCTTAAAGACTTTAACCCACTCGACGACTGGTACGGCATGAGCCCTATTGAGGCGGGTGCCTACTCGGTAGACCAGCACAACGAGTCAATGACATGGATGCAGAGCCTGCTGCAAAACGGCGCTGCACCTTCTGGTGCTTTGGAGGTATCGGCAGATACCACGCTTGGCGATGACGAATACCACAGGCTCAAGGCTGAAATTGAGGAAAAGTACGCAGGATCGAATAACGCAGGCCGTCCCCTGCTGCTGGAAGGCGGTATGAAGTGGACAGCAATGGGCCTATCGCCTCAGAGCATGAGCATCATCGAAACCAAGTACAGCGCAGCGCGTGACATATCGCTTGCGCTTGGCGTTCCTCCTCTGCTGTTGAACATACCCGGCGACTCGACATACTCGAATTACCAAGAGGCTCGGCTTGCTTTCTACGAGGAAACCGTCATCCCTCTTGTGCACTACATCCGCGACGAGCTAAACGCATGGCTGTCTGACTCATTTCAAGGCGTGATGCTTGATGTTGACCTTGACCAGATACCGGCTATTGCTGAAAAGCGAATGAGGCTGTGGGATATGGCCAACGCCTCGGGCGATCTGACTATTAACGAAAAGCGCGAGATGAAGGGGTACGATGAAGTCGAAGGAGGCGACGTGGTGTATATACCGCAGGGCAATATACCGCTCACGTTTGATTTAGGCATGGCGCCAGGGGATGAGACTAGTGGCAACCCTGACGGGCAATAGCAGAGAGCGAGAGCGGTCAATTCAGCAGCTTTACCTTGACCGGCTACAGTTTAAGCACCAGCGCCGCATAGCCCGCGAGATAGCTAGGGCTATGAATGACGCAGCCGTAGCAATTAGCAAGGGCGAGCCTATCCCCGAGGCAGCAACCCATGAAAACCGCATGAAGCGCATCATGGATGTGGTATGGACTGACTCGGCTAGGCAGTTTGCTGAACATATCGCTGGAGCCGCCAAGCACTCACAAAGCCCAAGCACCCTAAAACGCTCGCCTGTAAACCCCACGCAGGTGATGGATGGGGCAATACGGGAGTGGATTCAGTTATACGGCGGGCTGAAAATAACCCAGATCACCGAAACCACGCTTGATGAAATCCGCACTATCCTCAATGCCGGTATTGCTGCCGGTCTAGGCTCCCGCGAAATAGCAAAGGCTGTTCGTGATGTAGCCCCTACCAAATCGGCTGTAAGGGCTGGCGCTATAGCCCGCACGGAAACCCACGCAGCGGCAAACGCTTCAGCACAGGCCACGGCAGAGCTGGCAGGTGTATCAACCAGCAGGGAGTGGGTAGCGTCTGGTGGGTCTAGGACGCGCCCATCTCACGCCGAGGCAGATGGTCAGATAGTCGGTATGAATGAGCCGTTTATTGTGGGTGGCTCTCCGCTGATGTATCCTGGAGATCCATCAGGACCCGCTAATCTCGTTATAAATTGCCGTTGTGCCGTGGTTTTTGTGGTTGAATAGACCACTTTTTAGCAATTCCTACCATTGATTGACCACTAGCGCCAGCCCCAAGTATAATACATGGCACAAATCGCCATTGTTTGGCGAGATTCGCCAATTACACGGGCAAGCTTATGCAGCATAAAGCGTTTACCGCACCCTTAGAGATAAAGAACCTAGACGAGGGCGGCAGCTTTGAGGGCTACGCAAGCGTTTTTGGTGTGATGGACAGCGATGGCGATGTGATTGTAAAAGGCGCTTTCCGCAAGTCTATCGAGGACTATCGAGCCAAGGGCAAAATGCCCAAGATGCTGTGGCAGCACAACCCCAGCATTATTGTCGGCAAGTTCACCGACATGGAAGAAGATGACTACGGCCTACGAGTCAAAGGCACTCTGATCCTTGAGGTTGAGAAAGGCCGCGAAGCATACGCCCTGATGAAAGCGGGCGAGCTAGACGCGATGAGCGTTGGCTTTAACATCGACGAGGCCCAAGACGGCAACAACCGTGGCCGCGTTATTTCCGCAGCGGACTTGTGGGAAGTGAGCCTAGTGACATGGGGTGCTAACCCTGATGCCAAGATAACCACGGTTAAGTGCATCGACACAGTACGAGATTTCGAGCGGTTCTTGAGGGATTCAGGATTCTCGCGCAAGCAGGCCGTGGCTATTACAGCCGGCGGCTTCAAAGCAGTTGATTCGAATCAGAGTGAGTCTGATGACGATGATATTGCAGCAATTCAATCCCTAATCAAAACCCTGAAAGGAGCCTAATCATGGCTGAAGAACTGAAAACAATTGTCAACGAGCTTGGCAGCGCGTTTGAGGAGTTCAAGAAAGCGAACGACGAACGAGTCAAGCAAATCGAGGAAAAGGGCAGTGCTGATGGCCTGCTGACTGAAAAGGTTGAAAAGCTCAACGCTGAGATCAACCGCCTCGACGAGATGAAAAGCAAGCTTGACCAAATCGAAACTGCAATGGCTAAGAAGTCTGCAAGTGAGACTGATGCGCCTTCTGACATGGACAAGAAAGCAGCCGACTTTGAAAAGCTCATGGCGAAGCGCCGGGGCATTCCTGCTGCTGGTGAGTTCAAGGGCAGCGATCTTGTCGCGTACAAGGCTGCGTTCCACGAGTGGATGCGTAAAGGCGACCACGCTTCTATGGATGCTCAGAAGGCTCTGTCTGTCGGCTCTGACCCTGACGGCGGCTATCTGGTAGACCCTGACACCACTGGCCGCATTGTCGAAAAGGTTTTTGAAAGCTCTCCGATGCGCCAAGTTGCGTCTGTTCAGACTATCGGCACTGATGCCCTTGAGGGGGTGTACGACCTGAACGAAGCGGCTGCGGGTTGGGTGTCTGAGACTGGCTCACGTCCAGAGACTAACACCCCCGAGTTGGGCAAGTGGCGCATCCCTGTTGAGGAACTGTACGCCAATCCAGCCGCTACCCAGAAAGTGCTGGACGACAGCATGGTTAATCTGGAGCAGTGGTTGGCTGGCAAGGTTGCCGACAAGCTGGCCCGCGTTGAGAACGCCGCTTTCGTCAATGGTGACGGTGTTGGGAAGCCGCGCGGATTCCTGACCTACGCTTCAGGCACTACCCTTCCCGGCACCATCGAGCGTTTCGAAACTGGTGTTAATGGTGGCTTTGCCACTGGCGGCTCCGGCGGCGATGTGCTGATTGATGCTGTTTATGGCACCAAGATGGCCTACCGCAACGGCGCTCGCTGGTTTATGAACCGCACCACTACCGCTGCTGTCCGCAAGATCAAGGACTCCGATGGTATGTACTTGTGGCAACCTGGCCTCTCTGCTGGACAGCCTGCCTCTGTGTTGGGCTTCCCTGTTCTTGAGTTCGAGGACATGCCTGATCCTGCCACTGATAGCCTGTCTATCGCTTTCGGCAACATGGGCGAGGCGTACCAGATTGTTGACCGTCAAGGCATCCGCATTTTGCGCGATCCTTACACCAACAAGCCTTACGTACACTTCTACACTACTCGCCGCACTGGTGGCGACGTGTTGAACTTCGAGGCAATTAAGCTCATTGAGTTTACAGCCTAAGCATGATTAGGGGCTTCGGCCCCTTTCATCTTTTAACCAAATCAAGAGGCAGGAAAAATGAGAGACAATATTTCTAACACTCAGGAAGTGCAGACAGCCATTGTCACGCTTTCTGGCACAACCCCCGCTGCATCTGAATGGATTGATGTGCGCGACTTTGACTCGGTTACTCTTTCGGTTCGCACCGAGACTGTAACTGATGCAGGTACAGCGTCTGGCTTCAGCTTTATCATGCAGGAAAGCGATACCACTGCTGCTGCTGATGCCGCTACTGTTGCCGCTGGCGAAATCCTCGGCGATCTGTCTGACCTTACTGTTACCTCAGACAGCGACGACGATAAGCTGATAGGACGTGTTGGCTATGTGGGCAATGCTCGCTATATCCGACTTTTGGGCACCGGCACCACTGGCACTGACGCTACGCTGACTGTTGGCGCTGTGCTTTGCCATCCGTCACGCGCTGCGACTACTCCTGTCGGCACTGCTGTAGCCGCCACGTAAAGTGAAGGTCGAGTTAACGCAAGACTTCCGCTACCGATACGGCCCGGATAGGTACTTCACCTTCCGGGCTGGTATCACTGTTGATGGCGATGTGGCTGAACAGGCTATTGAGGCCGGAGCCGCTGAAGCCCCGCGCAACAAAAGGACACCACGGCCAAAAGTCACTAAGCCTAGAAAGCCTAATCATGAGGGGTAGAAAATGGCTTTGCGCCGACCGATTATTCAGAACTTTTACCGTGGACACAGAATAACCTCGGAGCCTGCTGCCGAGCCGGTATCCCTTGCCGACCTGAAAGATTTCCTTCGCATTGATTCAACTAGCGAAGATTCTCAAATATCTTTACTGATTACGGTTGCCCGCCAATATATCGAGCAGGCGACCGGCCTTGCGCTGATAACCCAGACATGGACGCTGACTATGGACCAGTGGCCCAATGACGGTAGCCAATGGTGGGATGGGGTAAGGCAGGGCCCAATTTCGATGATTAACGGCGGTAAAGCGTCTGAGGTGTACTTGCCTCGCTACCCTTTGCAGAGCGTGACGAGCATCACGGTAGAGGGATCGCCCGTAGTGGTTGCTGATCTGTTTACTGTTGACACCCAACGATTCCCCGGCCGCATTGTACTAAAGCAATCCGCTACCCTGCCCACCTACACCGAAACCGCCAACGCGATATCTATTGCCTACATAGCTGGCTTTGGTGATGATTCCGACGATGTGCCTAGCACCCTAAAACTAGCGGTATTGCAACTAGCCTCTAATCTTTACACCCACAGAGGCGACGAGTGTTCTGTTCAGCGTGCTTATATTGATTCTGGCGCTCAGTCCCTCGTCGGCGCTTATCAGTCAGGTCGCATCTGAGACATGAAGTGCTGCGACATTACATCTGGACGAATGAGGCACAGGATCACCATAGAGCGCGCCACAAAGACGCCTGACGGCGCTGGAGGCTCTACGCAGACGTGGATACCTATTGCTACAGTATGGGCTGACGTGAAGCCTGTAAGCGGCAATGAGCGCTACCAATCAATGCGTGTAGAGGCTGATGTAAGCCACACCATCCTGACCCGCTACCGGTCGGATATACTCCCATCAGACAGGGCTATTTTCGATGGCAGGCAGATGCAGATAAAATCTGTGATTAACATTGAGGAGCGCAACCGTTACCTTGAAATCAAGGCGGTGGAAGGTGAGGCGGTATGACCATCAAGGTGGAGGGCGAGGCAGAGCTTAAGCGCAACATGGACAAGCTGTCTAAGCGGTTTGG